TATGCATCTACAGTAGGATTTCGCAGATGGAAGATAATTATATTAGATGAAGCTGATTATTTAACGCCAAATGCCCAAGCCGCATTGCGTAATTTAATGGAAACATATAGTAAAACAACACGTTTTATTTTAACATGTAATTATGTTGAAAAAATTATAGATCCAATTCAATCTCGTTGCCAAACATTTGCAATTACACCTCCAAATAAAACGGATGTAGCAAAGCGATTAGTTTCGGTACTTGAAGAAAAGGAAGTTAGTTACGATATCAAAGATGTAGCCGCAATTATCAATACATCATACCCGGATATTCGAAGAGCACTAAATGCTGCACAAGCATCTGTAGTTGAAGGCAAATTGCAATTAGATAAAGCTAGTGCAATACAAGCAAACTATATGACCGAAATACTAGATGCATTACGGGATACGAAAAATAAACAAACTTCATTTACAAAAATACGACAAATCATTGCCGATAGTAAGGTTAGAGATTATACAGCATTATATACATTCCTATATGATAATTTAGATGAATATGCAAAAGGACATATAGGACCGGTTATATTGATTATTGCAGAAGCACAATATAAAGATATATCAGTTGTAGATAAAGAAATCAATATTATGGCAATGTTTATAAACTTATTAGGAGAATTATGAACAAATTAAATGTAAAAATTGGTCCGGAAGATATGCAACCGATCATGTGTGCAGAGTGTGACGGAATGTATTTTCGTCAGGTAATGGCGATTAATAAAGTATCTAAACTATTAACCGGTAGTGATAAGGATACGATGATGCCAGTACCAGTATTCCGTTGTGATGATTGTGGTGCAATTCCAGAAGAATTTCAACCAATTAAAGTAAAAAAATAATGTCAATACAATACCACAAATCAAATGTTACATTGGTATTCAGAACTTCAGCTCGAAGCAATGCTACGACTAAAATGAAAACATTTCGAAACAAGAATATTGATGATATTCTAGAAAAAAAATTACCCGGTATTCCAGATGCCGCAGTGTATTTGGATATTGGTATCGGATCTGGATTCGAAGAACAATATAAACGAAAATACAAGTTATGAAAGAAAAAAAGGGCGCAACAATATTTGATTTTGTAGATGGGGTTACTAGCAAAAAGAAAGAATGGAATTCTTGGTCGGATCCAGATAAAAAATTATTTAGTCCATTTATTGTGAATCGTTGGTTAAGTATGCGTCAAGATTTAACTGTAATTATAAATGAACTACAATCATATACAATTGGATTGTTGCGTCCACAAGAAACATATCGATTATATCACGATTTATTACCAAAATCAAAATCATTTTCTAAATACATAAAAGGCAATAAAGACGATAAATATTCTGATAAATTAATCACACAAATTGCAGAATATTATTTAGTGAGTAAATCAGAAGCAGAATCGTATGTTACTATTATGACTCAAGATCAATGTCAATTTATATTGGACAAATATGGGTATACTGATGCGGAAATAAAAACGATGTTAAAGGGAGTGAAAAAATGAGTACGAATGAGCGTATAAAAGAAACATTTAAAAATATAGGAAAAGACATTAAAATTACCAATACTCAGAGTCATTATAAAGGATCTACTACAATATATAAAGTAGCAGATGATTTTGAATTGAATTCATATGAATTTGATATATTAAAACGAATTATTAGATGTCGACATAAAGGTAATTGGTTAGAAGACTTACAAAAAACAAAAGATACTATAGATTTATATATAAAAGAACAACGCAATAAGTTCATAAAATAGTAAAACACGGATTAGGACCGTATATGGTTACGCCATATAGATCAATTATAAGTGTCGCTACCTGTAATTGATCACCTAATTGAATCCTCTCCTTAATTGGGGAGGATTTTCTACATTATATTTGGAATTGTTAATTATTTTTCTTATATTAAAGTATGAAACAAGGAAACTACATATCACCTATATTTAAACTATCTTTAAGAGATGCAGATTCTGTACCTAGAAAGATATCATATTCACAATGGGCTACATATGAGCAATGTCCACGAAAATGGAAATTAAATTATATAGATAAATTGGATTCATATACTGATAGTATAGAAACCACATTTGGTACGGCATTCCACGAAACATTACAGCATTATTTAACAATAATGTATACGGATTCAGTTAAACGTGCAGATTCTTTAGATTTACGTGCAATACTAACACAAAAATTGCGTATGGAATATAGTAGATGTCTAGAAACCAATGGTGGTATACACTACTCAAACGCTATTCAAATGGCAGAGTATTTAGAAGATGGATCTGCTATATTAGATTGGTTTACAAAACGAAGAAAACAATATTTTTCTACAAAGGATTGGGAACTAATAGGCATCGAATTAGAATTGTGTACACCAGCATCAAAATCCAATCCGTCTGTATATTGGTATGGATTTATTGATGTTGTATTAAGACACGTTCCTACAAATACCATACATATACTAGATATTAAAACTAGCAGAATGGGTTGGAATCAACATCAAAAAGCAGATCCAATCAAAACAGCACAATTAATTGCATATAAGAATTATTTTTCAGAACAATTTGGAATTCCTAAAGATAATATAACAGTTGAATTTTTTATTGTTAAAAGAAAGATTGTTGAAGAGTCAATGTTTCCACAAAAGCGAATACAACAATTTAAACCAGCAGCTGGATCAGTAACACAAAAGACCGTTCAGCGACAAGTAGATGCATTTGTAGAAGCGTGTTTTGATACTGAAGGCAATAAAAATGAAACAAGAACATATCTAGCTGTTTCAGGCAAAGGTGATAAACATTGTAAGTATTGCCCATTTAAAACTGATTATGAAAATTGTCCTAAATCTGATAGGATTCGTGAATAAAAATATTTATAATAGTAATATGATAAAGTATAAACATAAACACACTTACGTTTACAATTATTTTATTAATAAACGAGATCCATTTATTGGAGTTACTCAATATGATTATGTATTGTGTACAGATCATGATAATCCAAATGGTAAACAAAATCGTACAATATTAGAATCGATGCTTCGAATTATATGGGGCTATATGCCTAAACTAGTTAAATTTAAATACGAGAAAACTCAATGACAAATGTCGCAGTTATAGGAAATACAGAATGGCAAAATAAAAGAAAGATACAAGAAACTCTACAAATGCTAAAACAGAAGTTTCCAGATCAATTAGTAATTATTGGAGCTGGCGGACCGGAAGGCGCAAACTTCCATGTACGTAAATTTGCATTAGAGTTTGGTATGGAATATAGGGAGTTTAATCCATCATTTTCTGGTTATAATTTATATTCGGCGATGCCAGAATCATATTATGGTAAGAAATATCATTTTAGTCAATTACACCACAGAATGAAACTTATTGCAGAAACGTGTGATTATATGATGATAATGAGTAATAATACACAATTAGATCCAGTATTGCAAACAGCTTGGTCTAGAACTAAAAAATTGAATAAACCGGTGGTAATACTAGGTTAATCAATATTTATATATAAATAGTTATAAATTAAAAAAGGTTACATTAATGAATTTACCTAAATTAGAAAACGTCAATTTAGACAAACCGAAGAAAAAGAAAATTTTATTATTAGCTGATGATTTTAGGCTACCATCGGGAATCGGAACCGTTAGTAAAGAAATCATATTCAATACAGTTAAGAAATATGATTGGATACAATTAGGCTCAGCACTAAATCACCCAGAAGCGGGAAGAGGTCTAGATTTATCGGCACAGGTAGCACAAGAAACGGGTATTGAAGATGCCGATGTGAAAGTTATTCCATGGAACGGTTATGGAGATAGAAACATATTGTTTTCATTATTAAATACTGAAAATCCAGATGCAATCTTACACTTTACCGATCCTAGGTATTGGACTTGGTTATATGCATTAGAACATGAAATAAAAACTACATATAAAATTCCAATTATATATTATTCAATTTGGGATGATTTACCATTTCCACAATGGAATGCTCCATTTTATGCAAGTTGCGATATGATTATGGGTATTAGTAGACAATCGGATAATATTCATAATGAAGTTCTTAAACAGAATGGATTTGGTGTTATCGAATATGATAAACATCCTGTCCCTGACGTTTCGAAAAAATGGAATGATGTTGTTACTGGATATGTACCACACGGTTTGAATCATAATATATTTAAACCTGTAGATAAAACTAGTGATAATTATCGAGAAATGTTCAAACGAATGAAAACAGACAACGATGTAGATTTCATTGTGTTTTGGAATAACCGTAATATTAGAAGAAAACAACCAGGCGATTTAATATTGGCATTTAAGCATTTTGTAGATCAATTGCCAGAATCACAAAAAACAAAAGTAGCATTAATGATGCATACAGATCCAATTGATGAAAATGGTACTGATTTAATTGCAGTTCATAAAGCATTAGCACCTAATTGTAAAATAATATTTTCACAACAAAAAGTATCTGCCTACGATTTAAATTTAATGTATAATGTTGCAGATGTAGTTGCAAACATTGGTAGCAACGAAGGTTGGGGACTAAGTAGTACAGAAGCAATTTTATCGGGTACTCCTATTATTAATAATGTAACAGGTGGATTACAAGATCAATGTGGTTTTGTAGATGAAAATGAAAATGATATTGAGTTTGATGGTGAATTCACAACAAATCATACCGGTAAGTATAAATTACACGGAATATGGGCTAAACCGGTATTTCCTAGCAATAGATCGTTACAAGGATCTCCAGCAACACCATATATCTTCGATGATAGAGTTCGTTTTGAAGATGTATCAGATGCAATCATGTATTGGTATACGACTCCAGAGACATTGAGAGATGAAATGGGATATGCTGGTAGAGAGTGGGCATTGAAAAAAGGACTAACCGCAGAACAAATGGGTGATAAGATGATTGAAATGTTTGAATATCTTTTCGAAGTACAAGCAGAATCTAGACCTAATTTTTCAATTCATAAATTTAAATTAAATAGTTACGAAAAACCAGGAATTGTATGTTAAAAGTAGTTATATCAAGTCCAGTAGCAACACAAAGTGGATATGGACACAACGCTCTGGAAATAATTACAA